CAAATTTGATTAATCAATGTGATCTTTTTATTACTTGGTGATGCTCCTGCTGGATCATCAACAACCATAACTAGATCATCTTTAGTAGCCGCCGTCGCAGCAGTCAAGTCTGTTATTTTTTTATCAGCCATAATTTATTCTCCTATTAAGCAATTGTAATGGTTGAATATCCAACCGCTGTCTTAACCGCAGAAGTAAACTTTCTTGATGCTACTTCCAATGCAGTTGTTGATATTGTGTCAGATAAATCTGCTCGATTACCCATTGCTACATTATTTGCAAGATCATAAGTTGTTGCTTGTGAACTCGTTGCAGTAAACCTCAATGTGTTTCCAGTTCCACCATCTGCTAATGCTACTGCATTAAGATGTGTTGCTGTAGCTGTTACGTTTGATCCAGCTCCTGCTGTAAGTAACAGAGTTGCGGCTGATCCAGCAGTATAAGTTACAGACTCATCCCATGTAATTTCAAATACGATATTATTTGAAGCACCATGTGCTGTAGAAGTAACTATTCTGTAATTTGACATTGTTGGATGTTTCAATCCAAGTGATGCAGTTGCTCCTGCAAGGCCACCAATTGCGACTAATATTTCTGGATCTGCGTCTGCATTTCCATTACCAGTTGCAGCTCCACGTGCTACCCAGCCAGATTCAGTTGCATAGACCTTAGTTTTGTCATAAGGACTATCTGCATCATTCGGCAACCATTTTGGTTTATTTGCCGCAGAGTCATGTGTTGTTCCCCATAAAGGCATTGTTTTCTCCTATTAAATTTTATTACTCGGCTACTATTTTATAACCCATCTCTACATATTTAGGTATTTTATCTCTCATAACAAATACATATTCTTCTAATTCATAATGTCCTACTGGTTTATCCATAAACATTAAAACATTAGCTCCTGGTCTAACCATTCTTTCTAATTGTTGTAATCTTTCATTTTCAAATTCTGACCAATTATTTCCTTCCATCGTAGCAGGATCTTTTGCATCAACTCTATCTTTTAATGTTTTTAAAACTTCCAACGGAGTAGATGCATGCTTCATTACATTTTCCATTTCATTCGCTTCATCTACTGGTTTACCGTGTTTATTATGTTGAGCCCAAGCAAATGCATAAGCTTTGTCAGTTCCAACTTTCTTCTTTAGGGCTTTTACTTGATGTTCTCTACCAGGAGGAGCTTCTTCATTTGCAAATTCTTCATATCCTGGATGACTAACCTTTTTAACAAATTTCTCTTTAGATTTAATTGCACGTTCTTTCCATTGTTTTTTAATTAATTCTCTGGTCGGTAAACCTTCTCTATAACTTCTTTCTTCTTTATAGCCCTGTTTTCTATTATGATCTTCAATATCATTTGGATGTTGTATATTAACATTCTTTTCAACTTTTTTTTCTATATCTGGAAGATCATCTGTTTTGCTGATTGCTTTAACATGCTTTTCAAACCGTTTCTTTCTTTTTGCTTTTAAATCTTCAATTAATTTTTTTCTATTGTGCGATTTTTGTTCGAGTTTAGGATTAACAGTCACTTTTTCCTTTTTCTTAGAAAGTTTCATTTTTGGTTCTTCTTTTACTTTTGGTTCTGGTTTTTCTTCCGGTTCAGGAGTTTGATCAAGATCTCCATCATAATTTCCTTCTTCTTCACCTTCATAATCCAATTCCTCTTCATCCTCTTCACCCCCCTCTTCATCTTCTTCTTCACCATTTTCGAATCCATGATGTTTCATTGAAGATCGTAATTCATCGTGATGTCCCTCTTTTTCATCATCTGGTAAAGTATCAAACATAGCTTTAGTAATATGATCTTTATCATGTTTAGGTGATTCTTCTTCACCTTCACCGTTTCCTTCTTCTTCTGCATCTAATCTGCTTTTTACTTCATCCTTTATTTCTGGACTCACTTTAGCGGTTTTTGCCCATTCATCAAATGTTTTACCTTTAGCAATAATCTTTAGTGCATCCATAACAGCGGCTTCATCTCCGTTTGTCTTCTCTTTCTTAGGCGCCTCTTTTGTCTTCTCTTTCTCAGGTGCCTCTTTTGTCTTCTCTTTCTCAGGTGCCGCTTCAGTAACTTGTTGTTTCAACCAAGGAGGTCCACCAGTTATAGTCAATGGTTGAACTTTAGCAGTTCCACTCACATTATTCCCACCAACTGTTAAAACTTGTATAATAGATTCATCTAAAGTTGACATATTATTGTCCTATTCTAATTGAATTATATTTTTGTGCTGATTTTAATGTTTTATTCGCAAAATCTACTCTTGCGCCACCAACATTTACTTTTCTATCTGATATTAAAGCCTTATATTTTTTAGCGTATTCTTTTTTTACTTTTGCTACCGGGCCTTCTTCTTGTGCTAATTCAACGGTTCCATATCCATCAGTCTCTCCCGTAACATCTCTTTGCATTTTATACTTATATGTAGCATAAAGAAGTTTTTCCGCATCTTGTCCTGGAGTGTCACCAGCATAAGCTTTTACCATCTCAGGTGTTCCCCATTCCAACGGCCCACGAGGTTCTACATGTTGTCCAAATCTATCATTTTCTTGTGTATCTGAGGTATCCATTTTACCAGGATGTGGACCCCATGATAAAGATTCTAAAATTTGATATAAAAATGGTCTGTTGAAAATATCCCCTTTTGTACAATTATAATCGTGTTCTATATTTTCAAAAAGTTTATCTATTTTTTTCACAGAATTTTCTATATCATCTTCTAATCCTTCTTTTCCATGCTCAAACAATAACATATTACTAATTAATTTATCTGTTTCTTTCATCGCTTCAACAACATAAACATTATGCTTTGATTGTGATAATGTAATAGCTCTAAGTTCTGCAAAACATACTTCAACTAAAGGCATATTTGAAAAATATTCTGTTTCATAATTTAAATAAACATATTCATTATCCTTTTTTGGTCTATCAACAGTAAGTCTTTCAGGTCTAATTGGCCACTCTTTATCAAACATTGCCTCTCTTAAATTCAATCCCTTTCTAACATCCTTCAACATTTTCATCGCGGATCTATCTGACATTGACTCTGGTAATCCCTTTTTAAATGATTCTATATCATTTTCTGATGCCGCTTTTCTCATTTTAGAAGCAGACATTCCTGACACTCCTTCTGCATCTGGATCTCTTGTTCCTGCACTATGAACTTTAATGTAATCAAATTCATAATATCCATGTCTTGATTTTTTACCATTATATTGTTCTAACAATTTTTTAAAATCTGCAACTCTATCACTTCCTACAACCATACATAAATTATCATACTGATCATTTAATTGTACTGCTGCTGTCAATGCATCTTTAATATTAAAATCTCTAGAAAATGTTTTAGCAAATTTGGGAAACATTTCTTTCATATATTTCATTTTTTGTTGATTGGTCAATGGATTCTTTTTAGAATCATGAGATTGACTTCCATAAACATGTAATTCTGAATTATATCTTTTTGCTATATTATCCGCTGATTCCAATAATCTGCCATGACCTGTTGTTGGTGGATTAAATCTACCAAAAACAAATACTCCTGTCTTACCTCTTGCTTCTTTTATGAGATTTTTATATGTTTTCATTTTCCCTTAACCTTATCTCCAAGTTTCTGATGCATACCAAAAGTCAAATACCCATGACTACCATCTTTTTTAAGTTTTTTTAACTGCTTTGATGCCCCTTTTTTATTACCAAGAAAAACAATTTCACCTGAAGAATGTTGTGGAATTCTCTCAGGTTTTCCTTTTATTTTTACAACTCCATAATTTTGACTCTTACCCATTCCCTCAAAGAATGATTTAAAATCTTTAAAATTTCCCTCTTTGTCTGTTTCTACTTCTTCATGTCCCTTACCATATCCAGACCGTCCCCATCGACTACCCTTTTGACTTGGCGGTTTCTTTCCATGCCTTTTCTTATCTTTTTCATCTTCTCTTGTTCTATCTCTGTAAGTACTTGCTTCACCAAATTCTTTTTTAGCAAATCCTTTAGCGAATTTTATGGATTGAGCTCTTCGTTTCCGTCTAATATTAGGATCTCTCTTACCAAAACCTGTGTCTGATCCTGGTCGTTCAGGTTCTCTTCCTTGAACTTCCGCTTTAGCAGCTGCTCTGCCAAGTAAGTCTTTAGACATTTCATTAACTTTAACGTCTTCTTTTTTCAAATATTCAGAAAATCTTTGACCCATATTTCAATCCTGTCTTACAATTCCGGAAGCTTTACGATTTGCTCTTTGTGCCCTTCTCCAGGTATTTTCTTTATCCATCGCTTCTCTTTTCTTTTTTTCTTTGTCTTCAGGAGGAATACCCTGTCGAACTTGGCCATACTTCTTTCCCATAGCGCGGTTTTTATCTAACGCTCTTTCATTCGCATCATCATCACCGGTGATCCCTTCACCAACGGGTTCTGCGGCTTCAGACTTCTGTGCTCGCCACTCTTTAAATGAAGTAAATCCATAATCTACACTTTCCTTATAGTCAGGATTTTTTACAACTGTAGTGGTGGGGGAAGCTGTCTTCTTTTTTACTTTTGTTGAATGGCCTATGTTATCTGGTATTTCTACACCTTCTTTTTTCGCATAAAACGCAGCACGATCTCTTTCTTGCTTATCTGGAGGTAGATGTCCTTTAGGTATATCCAATCCCTTTTTCTTTACAGGAACCTTTGCGTGTATTGTTGGATTTGCTTTTTTATGTGCTGCATAATGATCATCCCCTTGATACCATGCATCTCGTTGTCTTTCTTGGTGAGTTTTTTCTACACCCTGCTCATTTACTTGTCCAGGAGTACCTTCATCAGAACTTCCTTGTTTATGTGGAGACGTTTCTGAATTTCTTTTATCCGCCCGTCTTTTCGCAACTTGTTCAAAGGCTAATTCAAACTCTTCCTTCTTTACTTCTTTTTTCTTATTCTTGCTCTTTGATAACTGTCTTCTTAACAAATTAAAGAATTCAGGAGCTTCATCAACCATACCTAAAAATTGTTGAAGGACATTTATTAAAATTTGTCTTTCCACAACGGTCGTTATTGTCCCGCCTTTAATTTTTTTCAGTGCTGACTTAAAATAAGGTAAATCCTTTTTGTCTTGAATTAATCCAGCCATAACCAGCTGTCTTAATTTTGTGGACATACCTTCTTCTTCGTCTATCATCACTTTATAAGACGTTTGTGTTAAACTATCCATTTATTAGCTCCAATTCTTTAGTTCTACATTAAAATTATTTCTTGAAAATTCTAGCCGGTCAACCAATTTAACCGCTCCACCTTTTATTTGATCTACCGCCACAAACCCCTCTGGAGCAGTTACTTTATAACCAGCACCATCTTTAACAAAAGTTTGCGTTAATTGTTCCATATTTTCCAATTTAGATATTATCATCATTTTAGCATCAATTAACATATTCATTAAATCGAATATTTTTTCTAAATCAGCTTTCTTCTGTAGGAAGAACTTCAAAAACTCATTTTTCCGTTGTGTTTTTTTATCTTTAGCTGCATCAGTTTTTAATTTATTAATATCTTTATCGTATTTATTTTCTATATATCTTATCAATTGTGTCACATGTGTTCTTATATTTCTTATTTGTTGTCCTGTTTTTATTTTGCTATTATTAAAAGTTTTTATAATTGTATTAATTTCAGAATCATCAGCTATCGTGTTTAGCGTATTCGCTGATATGTTTTGAAAAGTTCTCCCTACAGAAGAAAGAATTTTAGTAATAGTCTCCGTGTCCCTTGCTGTGAAACTTCCAGTGCCGGATGCATCAGTAAATTCTGCATCTCTAAACCAGATATCTTTATTCTTTAATAACCTGTTAATATTTATATTGAAAGACGATTTCATATCTTCTAATTTTGTACCTGTATATTCCGTATGAAAAACAATGCCCATTTTTGAGTTTAATATCTCTTTTCCTAAATCAGAACCCAAAGGAACTGCATAAACTATAGTATTTGGATGAAAAGTGACATATCTCTCTCCTTCTATGGTTTTAACTGCCAAATCCTCTTTAGCAAACATCATATCTCCCTGTAATACACCTTTAATTCCCAATTTTGGTAAATGTTCCAGAGCAACTTTTAACTTTGATGCAAGTCCAGGAGGATGATTATCATCAATATCTTGTGGTGTGTAATTTATTTTAGGTGTTTTATTGAAAATACTTTTTGATCCAACAAAAAATTTACTATTTTCAGGATTAATTCCACAAAAAACCGCAGGTGCACCATCCCATTTAGTAGTAATGTAGGTATTTTTCATTGAAGAACCCGCTAACATATCTCTAAGTGATTGAATAAAATTGATTGAACCTCTGGTCCCATCCACCCCACCATTTA